GATAAAGAAAAATGGTACAATAAAAACCTTGCAACTGGATGGTATTATAAAGATTACAATCAGCCAACTTATAATAACCCTTATGGTTATAATTCACAGGATTTCAACAATATGGAATCACTAAAATTCATAATTAATGATCCTAAGTGTGGCTCATCTTTTTCTGTAAGAGTGCTTGTTGATGGATATTTAGTTTTTCCCCAATTAGTAGGCGGAAGATATGAAGTTACTGTTCCAAAATTTAGGAAGACTGGAGAATATCTCATAACAGCTGAATACGCAGGCAATGTTTCGGAAGAATTTAAAACTGCAGTGCGACACGGTATCTATCAAGAATATACAAGCAAAGAAATTTATATCATGTTTAGTTGCAATGAGTTTAGCTATGATTAACAACCTTACATATCACAATAATGAAACGAATACTTTTAATTCTATTTTGCAGTCTACATAGCATTTTGTTTCTCCGTTCACAAAACGCTAGCAGCGACATCATCTTCAAACAGTTCTTCGATAATGCCGTTGCTTTTGCTGACACATACCCACGTGAGAAGGTATACTTGCATTTTGATAATAGTAGTTATTATGTAGGAGATACTATATGGTTTAAAGCCTACACGGTATATGCTGAGAACAATATGCCAAGCACCATCAGCAAACCCCTTTATGTAGAAATGCTCGACCAGACAGGGCATATTACCCAACGCCAAATCATTGAATTGAATAGCGGTGAAGGACATGGACAGATAATCCTGAATGAAAGTACCATGTCCGGCTATTATGAAATCAGAGCTTACACCCGTTGGATGCTCGCATTCAGCGAACCTTCTTACTTCTCACGTACATTCCCGATCTATCAGTCTGCACAAGGAGAAAGACCAGAACGGAGGATTTCGACCTATAATCTGAATCCTTCCATGAAACAGCGACCGAAAAATGTGACAGATAAACTTGCTATCCAATTCTTTCCCGAAGGAGGAACACTCGTGAAAGGCATCTCTTCTCGTGTGGCATTTAAAGCTGAAAGTAGAGAAGATGGTAATGTTATCCTTGAAGGTGCCATTTATACGAAAGACGGGGAAAAGCTGACAGAAATAAAAACCCTACATGACGGAATGGGAATATTCACTTATACACCCGAAGAAAAACCAGCAGTAGCTAAAGTAACTTATAAAGAAAAAGAATATAAATTCAATCTACCGGACGCCCTTTCCGCCGGATATGTATTGAACGTGAATAATTCAAGCGGAGCTATTGTAGGTAACGTATTGAGCAATGAGAATACCCCGGATGCAGACATTGTAGCATTCATAAGTCATGAAGGTCGCCCCTATTCGTATTGGATACTACGAATGAGATCAGGTGGAAATCAAACTTTCTTACTTAAAACGCGCGATCTTCCCGGAGGCATATACCAAGTCAGTCTACTAGACAAAACCGGGAATATGCTGTGCGAACGATTTACATTTGTGCAACCCAATAAATTGAATTCAATACAATTAAATGGAATTAAAGACATTTACCGGCCTTTCGAACCAATTCGCTGCGAAATACAAGTAACAGATCAAAAAGGAAATCCTTTACAAGGTTCTTTATCCATATCAGTAAGAGATGCTATACGTTCGGATTATGCAGAATATGATAATAATATATTTACAGATATGTTATTAACATCCGGTTTAAAAGGATATATTGATAAACCGGGGTATTATTTTGCAGATATTACGCTTCGCAAATTACAAGAACTTGATGTTTTGCTCATGGTTCACGGTTGGCGTCAATATGACTTATCACAACTTACTTCCGGTAAAAATGAAAAGCTACTTCAACAGTCAGCTGAAAAAGAGTTGTTACTACAAGGGCAGATTCGTTCTTCTCTTTTAAAAAAAGAAATGAAAGATATGGAGGTAAGCGTCATGGCTAAAGTGGACAATACATTTGTAGCAGGAAATACGTTTACAGATGAAAACGGCAAATTTCAACTTCCGGTTACTAGTTTTGAAGGAGAAGTAGAAGCGGTATTCCAGATACGCCGTAGGGGATCCAAACATAAGAAAGATGCTTCTGTTATGCTCGACCGTAACTTCGCCCCTACCCCACGTGCCTTCAGCTATGAAGAAGAACATCCACAGTGGATGGACAAAAACTCATGGATCACCCTTTCCAACCGTATAGACTCGCTATATGTAGATTCTATTAGCAAAACTAACAACACCTATTTATTGAGCGAAGTGGAAATAGCAAAAAAAAGAAAAAATAAGAACATCACTACTCAAGTATTCGAGAAAAGCGTAGACGCATACTATGATGTAACGCGATTGGTTGATGAATTACGCGATCAGGGAATAGTAATTAATACTATACCCGACTTGCTTAGTAAAGTGAATCCTAACTTTTCATACGATGTGCAAGACGGAAGCTCACGATATAAAGAGAAAACAATCTGTCTCATTGTTGGCAAACAAGTACTTGATACTTTAACTGCTTGGACATTGTGGAATGAGATAGATGGTATAAAACAGATTATGATATGCGAAGGAAGCAATTCGTATACTAATGAAGTGCTTAATTCAATACACGGTTCAAATATGACAAAAGGACAAAATGTAAAAGACATGATGACAGCAATGAATCCCCCACGTACCTTTGATGACAGTTTCTATCTTTATGGAGATGCTGCAAAGAAAAAAATATCGTTAGACGATACTGAAAAGGCCAAATCAGAACCCCTTTTTAGAAAGAAATCATCAGGAATCAACAATAATGTAAACGTCAATATCGATTTTTCAAGATTCGGACAATATGCTTTATTCTACATAACTCCGCATTTTGACTCCAATTATAGCAGATTAACGCAAAAGTCAATGAAGGCTGCCCATGGAACACGTCGTACAATAATCCAAGGATATTCTCGCCCATTAGCTTTCTATTCTCCTGTCTACAAAGACAAAATACCGACTGCAAATGTCAACCATCGTCGCCGTACACTTTATTGGAATCCTACTATACAAACTGACAAAAATGGTAAAATTAGCATAGAATGTCAGAACGGTATGTATGCCAATCCGGTCATTATCCACGCAGAAATGCTGAAAGGTGGAATCCCATGCAGTATTACGATTATTGGAGAGAAGAAAAAAAAATAAACCAGTAAATATCTCCAAAGTCCCTTTTAGGATTTCAATTTAGATGAAATACCGCCATTTCCGACAAATTCCGCTAATGATGTCAAGGGTCGGTCAAGGATAAAAACAATAGTGAGACAATTGGAATACATGAAACAGATATTTAATGAAGAACAAATAAATAAAGCTGCATTCATCATCGAAAGCCCTTTATCAAAGCTTTCTGAGCTTTATCATAGCGAAGTTAAGAATCTTGCTATTTTAATGTCTTGAACTACAAGAAAGGATTAATATCTTTTTGCGAAACTGGAGAATATTCTCTTTATACTGATTACTTCTTGAATAAACAAATCGAAAGAATAAAAGAAATAGAAGAATAAAAAACAGCCTTCCTCTCAAAACACCATCCTTATATCATGGTATTAACCAAAAGCTGGGAACAAAGTGGGAACATTTTGGATTAAGAGAAAAGAAAAACCCTCTCAGAGATCATCTGAAAGGGTTTTATGAGGTTCCTGGCGCACTACTTCCAGTACTAATAACCAAGAATTTAGCTCTATAACGGGCTACAAAAATCACCGGACCCAAAATTAATTTCTATTCGGAGACAAACATTTTAGTTCGAACCAAACTTGATTTTTTATTGTTTTTTGTTCGGGAATTTCCCGCCTTTAATTATCTTCATCCTGTTTTACCTGCGGAATTATCAAGTAACTCCAGCCTAGTTCTCAGTGATGCATTTTCCGAGACCAACTTCCTATTTTCACACTCCAACTCTTTATTTCTATCACGCAAAAAAAAGATTAAACTATCATTATTATGCGTATTAGACATATAATCCGTGATTTCAGGAAGTTCTTCCACATACATAGTACCTTTACCGGTCATCAACCAGTCTGCACTGAGACGTGGATAAGCACATAGAATACGTTCTATACTATCAGAATTCATTGATGACCTATTCTTCAAAGCTTTATTCACAAGTCCATTTGATAATTTAGCGCTAACAGTCAAGCTATTAGCGTTCAATTTTTCCATTTTCATAAAAGCTTCAAGACGATCTATGAATGCTTCTTTAGATATTGACATATTCTCCATATCATACCACTTTAGAATATTTCTCCATATAAAGAGAAAATTTCTTCATTTTTTCATTGCTTATATAGAAATGTTCTATATATTTGCAACGTAGTTTCAAAATCAATGCAACAAATGTACAACAAAACTAGAACATGTGCAATAGCGAAAAAACGCTATTCCTTTAAAAAAGGATATCTGCAAGTCTCATTAGAGGAAAAAGATAAGCTCAAAAATGACTTGAAAGTAGTACTGAATAACCCTTCAAGATCATACTTCTCAAAGAAGCTAAATTCAGGGATTATAGATATTTCTGTTACCCTATTTACAGCAATTACGAATGTATTCCAAAAATACGGCATAACAGATTGCTGGACAATTGAAGAAATGTAACTATGAATCGAAACATCACACTAGCAAAACGAGAAAATGAAATAGCTGAATGCGTTGCCTGGGGAGGATCTTATAAAGAAACGGCCTCATTGCTTCAGATCAGTGTTCGGACTGTCGATAACACACTCCGCAGAATCAAAGAGAAATTGGGATTAAACAAGATCAATGAAATTTCAGCTTGGTGGTTCTGTACGCATCATGATATCAGCTTTGACCTATCTCCTTTCGCAAGGAAGATTGTCGCATCAACACTACTCTTCGTATTCCTAGGAGGTGAAATTGCAATATTTACTGACTCAACATGTACAGTCCGTCGCCCTCGCAGGAATCGTACAGAATACCGTACCAGAAGACAGGAAACTTCTATTAATCAACCATATATCATTTAACTAAATACGCATAAGGAATGCGTCCGGTACAAGTCCGGGATTTTATTTATACATTATATTCTACTCAAGAGAATAGAAGTTTAATCATTCCAATTATTAACCATTAAAACACCGTGTTAAGGAGACACGTAGGGTATCCAGTCCCTGGTTAAGGTTTGTTACACAAAGATTGCCGGGTGAAATTCCCGGCATACGGGTAGTGGTGTAAGGTAACACAACGGAGTTTTTCAGCGTTTCTCCGGTGATGCGGGTTCAATCCCCGAATGCCCACGATTTCTAGTATTAATTTTAAGAATAAACATTATGGAAAATTTAGAAGAAGAAACAAAGAGAATTACTTCAGCAATGGTTCAAATTTCAGAGATTATCACAACAAGCGGAATGAGCGGAATTTGTATTTTACATAAGGGTAAAGGAAATGTTATGGCTTCTCCATTACTAATACAAGGAACTACTCTTGATATCATACCGGCAGTTGTATCAGTCATGAAGAACCATCCAGTAGCTCGCGAAATATTACTTACAGCCTGCGAGTGTTACAAATGCCAAGAAAACGAACAAGCAGTGCCAAGAGATATGCCGGCTTATTTGAAGGGAATTATAGAAGATTTGTTTAGGAAAGGATAGAGCAAGCTATGAAAGTTGTACACTCTCCCAGCCCATCCACCAATCCGAAGAAAAGAGAGAAAATTAATCTTTTCGAGAATGATGATCCGGAAGAAGTTGCAGCTCTATGTCAGCAATCTGCTCAGCAAGAATCAAACAAAATATTGTTAAGAATAGACACCCGAACGCAAGTTCTCGTAGATCCTAAAGATGCGACTCTGGAACATGCGGAAAAACTACGGCAGCGGTATAAATTAGATTACCACCGCAAAGCCGTAGGAGGGCGTAAAAAAGGATAATACTATGTACGTAGACAATGACCATCGTGGTTACCTCACGATTAACGATATTCATCCTGAAGACGCAAAGCGCCTTCAACAAATTATTCAGCAAGCGGACAAGCAACTTTTATCCCATTCCATTGAAGTCCTTGAGAAACAACTTCACTCACAACTCATAGAACTTGTTTCTCCTATACAAAATAATAAACCATAACTATGCTTTTTACTGACGATGACATAAAGCGCATCAAAGATGCCTCTGCTAACCATTTGGTAGACGTAGTACAAGACTTTCAGAATCTTCGCAAGTCCGGTACAAGTTACGTTTGTGACTGTCCCGTCTGCAAAGCTTCGAAGAAGTTTAGTATCAATCCTGCTAAAGATATTTATAGCTGTTTTTCCTGCCATCAGATAGCTGGAGCAGGTGCGCTTGACTATTTAATGAGAGTTGAGAAAAAAGAATTCCCTGATGCTCTCGAATACTTAGCACACAAATTTAGCATCTTACTTGATCAACGTCCGGAAGATAAAAAGAAGCCGGTTGTTAAGATGAAAAAAGGGAGCAAAAAAGCTAAAGGGAATGATACAGATAGTTTTTGTGCTAAAATGCTTTCTGAATCAGGTCTGACATTTGAGGATGTTACTGCAAAAGTATATAAAATCGGCGATACTAGTTCTGTCTTTGAATTACGTACCTTTCGTCCAGGCACTATCAATGAAAATGGCGTCATCGATCCTAAAGGCGACGACGTGATCATTGAATACTATGATCTTGAAGGAATGCCGGTAACATATGCGCGAAAAGATCACCGGAAAAAAGAAACAGGAGAACGAAAAGAATATTTCCGTGTGCGATGGCAATTCCCGGATGCCCATCTTGATAAAGAAGGAAAACCTTATAAGTACAAATCACCATCAGGAAGCGGCACCCCAATCTATATTCCAGAAAAACTACGACGTTTATATAAAGAGAAACAGCAGATACATAGGCTTTATATTCAGGAAGGCGAGAAGAAAGCAGAAAAAGCTTGTAAGCACGGGATTCCGTCTATTGCAGTTAGTGGTATACAGAATCTCGGACTAAATGGCGCTCTTCCGGAAGACCTAGTCCGTATCATCACAACTTGTGGCGTAAAGGAAGTAGCTTTTATCTTCGATTCAGATTGGGACGACATAAGCACAAACGTCCGTCTTAATGATCGAGTCGAAAAGCGTCCTAGTTGTTTCTTCTTCGCAGCCCGTAACTTTAAGGAATATATGCGCACCTTAAAAAATCGGAATATTTATGTTGAAATTTTCATTGGACATGTCCAAAAGAATCCTGCTGGAGACAAAGGAGTAGACGATCTGTTAGCCAATAGTCTAAGAGAGCATGAGGACGAGTTAGCTCAGGATATAGATTATGCTTGTAACGAAAAGAAAGGCTTAGGGAAATATATAGAAATGTTCAAGATAACAACTTGGACAGATCATAAACTGCAAGAACTTTGGTGCTTGCATGCACCTGAAGCATTCGCCGAACGCCATAAAGACATACTAAAGAATCTTCCGGAATTCGTATTCGGAAGATATCGTTGGAAATTTGACGATTCCGGTAAATTTGTCCTCGCACAACCTTTTGATGATGACGAAAAATTTTGGGAAGAAGTTGAAAAAGAAAATCGATCCGGGCAATCTCGCATCGAATACCAGTTCTGCTATGTCAACTCACATAACTTCCTACAAAATCGAGGTTTTGGACGCCTCCGAATGCTGGATAAGTCCTACCGCTTTATCCAATTGGATCCTCCGGTGGTTCGAATGATCGAGGCATCAGATGCACGCGACTATTTATTCCAATTTGCTAAGCATTATTGTAAAAAGGAGGTTAATGAAATGTTGATTAAAGGCGTTTCCCAATATGTAGGTCCGGACAAATTATCACTATTAAACTTCATAGAACCAAACTTTATCAAACCTAACCGGGAAAGCCAATTCTTCTATTTTGATAGTAACTGCTGGTATATCACGAAGGATCAGGTTTCGGAGATGGGATACGAAAACATAGCACATCATATTTGGGAAGAACAACGGAAACAAATAAAAGCCAAGTATCTCAATGCCCCCTTGATCACTTTCAGTGTTGACTCAAATGGGCAATACTCATACGAACTTTCAGAGGATGGTAGTAAATGTCATTTTCTCCAATTTCTTATCAATGCCTCAAATTTCACATGGCGCAAATCTCCAGAAGAAATGGAACCTGATGAAATCATTGAAAACAAGATTCATTTATTGAGTAAACTATGCGCCATCGGTTTTATGGCAATGGAAGCCAAAGACAACAATGTCGCTAGAGCTGTTGTCGGCATGGACGGAAAGCAATCCGAAGTCGGCGAATCAAATGGACGTTCAGGGAAATCACTGCTTGGCGAGCTAATGAGACATGTCACTCCTACAGTTTACATTCCTGGTAAACGGCAAGATATATTCAATGATCAGTTTATCTGGAATGACGTACAAGAAAACACAAAGATAGTTTTCATAGATGATGTGCTATTGAATTTTAACTTTGAGTTTCTTTTTCCGAACATCACCGGAGACTGGAGTGTAAACCATAAAGGTGAAGGCAGGTTTACTATCCCCTTCTCAAGATCCGCCAAAATCTATATTGCAACAAATCACGCACTAAAGGGATCCGGATCCAGCTTCAATGACCGACAATGGCTACTTGCCTTCTCTGACTTTTATAATGATAGCCACAAACCTGTTGATGATTTCGGTACCCTATTTTTCTCGGAATGGGATTTTGATCAATGGAACCTTACTTGGAACTTATTGGCAAACTGCATCCAGCTCTATCTGCAGTTTGGAGTCATACAAGCTCCAGGCGAGAGACTCGAACAACGGAAACTCCGTCAAGAAATGGGAGAAACTCTTATATCTTGGGCAGATGAATACTTATCAAATGAGGATCATTTGAATCAACGTCTTATCCGCAAGGACCTATATGATGCTTTCTGTACATACGATCCGGCACAAAGGAAGTTCATCTCCCCGACGGCTTTCAAAAAGAAATTTATAATGTACTGTGAATGGAAAGGATATATTTTTAATCCTCATAAATACGATAGCAAGACCGGGAATCCATTTCAGATGGATAAAGACGGACGACCTATTATTGACGACAAGGCTGGAGGAATAGAATATTTCACAGTTGGCACTGGAACTTACACTGGTGACAGTTATTCAGCTGATGTCAGCTTTGAGGATGAACAGAAACAAATAGACTTTTAAAAAAAGCAGTGACAAATATGGGGAAAATATTACTAAATGAGGTATTATCTCATACTGATAAGTTAAAAGAGGAAATCAAGAAACGTTTAAAATGTGAGATTATCGATTTTGAGATTGTAGAATATGAGTCTGGAGAAATAGGTGTGCATTGGAATGCTACATACAAAAGCGAAGCTTCATACGTGGATATTCCATATAAATGGATAGTGGCAGGTATTCATTGGGATGAAGGACTTATTAGCATGTATGCAGACCCAACTGACTTTTTAGTATTTACAAATAGAAAAGAACATTATGGAAATACATAGAATGAAGCCGGAGAATCCTATTATCATTGTTGATGAAGCAGAGTTCGACCGAATTGACTCAATAGCCAAACTGAAAGAAGAAGAGGTAGAAAGACTTGCAGATGAGAAGTTCTTAAGACATGTTAAGAATAGTGGAGTTCACATGAGATTCCGTATCAATGGAGTGGAGAAAGTGATAAGGCAGGAAGTCCTTACTGAACTTAATTACGATGAGCGTGGGTGGCCGCAATCAATTTCTGAGGAAGTTAAGTATGCCATTGCTGACGATATTACTCATTATGTGAATAAGCATTTCGAACATTATAAAAATGATTGTAAAGAAATGGTAGAAAACGAATGGGGTAGACATAAGGCTAAGCATGAGAGAAAGATCAAGTATTGGAAATCTCTTTTTTTTATTACTTTTTTCGTGCTATTGGTCGAGTGTATTTATAGAATAATTCAATAAAAGAATAGATATGAAGAAGAAAACAGTAACAGTGTTGGCGATTGAATATTCAAAAAGGGTGTGTGATCCTCAACCTGAATTTATTGATCGAATGGATGTAAGAGGATTGGTTATGAGTGCTTATAGAAGTGGATATAATAAGGCTCATTCAGAGCATGTAAAGCGCATCACCAATATCGTGGAGCTAAAGCTATCTGACATTGATTCCCCTGTGTTTACTCGTACAAAAGAGTTTAGAGAACATTTTGATTACATAATGTCAAAAATCAAAGAATAATTTGCGTATAACTAACAAAACATGAATAGAATAAGATGGTTCGTCATCGGACTCCACCTATATGTATTTCCGCCAGAACCGGAAGTAGGAGACATCGAGGCTTTACACAACTGGATCCCACAAAAAAGAGGAATCATTGAGACGCTAAAATTCAGGTTTCACACCGGTATTTGGAGCTATACAGCAGGGAATATAAATTATCAATTTTAATTGCACTATCACTATTCTGCACTTAAGCATGGGAACCTATCAAGAAATATTAGACGAAGTTCTTCCTCTATACCGGCAGGATCCGGAACGCTTCATGCGTTTCTATCACGCCGTCAATAACATTCTTGCTACAATACCTGAAGGCAAGAGTATTCTTATAGCTGACCATTGTAAGCCTGCATCACGTGATCTATTCATTAAAATAGCTTGTATGTATATTATTGAAGAAACAACAAGGAAAGATGTCTTGGATGACTTTTTAGAGTTTTCTGACGATTATAGCAGCATTCGGCATGTGCCTAAATTAGTGCCGGCACATGTCCGGCCACACTTCTACTCGAATCGAAGATGAGTAGATTATCCCAATTTATTACTCTGTAAAGATACTAATTTTCACTGATATACGCAACATTATGACAATAAAAAAAGAGAATAAAATAATGGTAGTAATAGCCCAATCGAGCGATGACCGGGAACTATTCATTTCCCGCCTGGCCGTTCGGCTAGGTTTTGCCAAAGTCCCTTCGGATGCTAAAAAAATCATCCGCAAGGATATCTATTCCTTTGACCTGCCTACTGCCTACTTCATTCTCTGCAGTAACTACAACTTTCGCGGCTCTGTCATCACGACACAGCGGCTCTACGAGCTTGCCGCAAGGGGCATCTGTGTAGTCGTTGGCGTCAAGTCACTACCGCGTGAGTACGAATTGATATCGCAAGTGTTTTATCCTGATGATTTGCGCTAACATAAGTCGAATCATTTATTGCCCGGTGATGCTTCTGTATTACCGGGCTTTCTTTTTCCGTTCCCCTCGCCTCCCCTTCATTCATCAAGAACGTTTTGAACAAATGTGCAGGGGGAGAGGCGCCAAGCGAAGACAGGGGGACATATATATTTTTTTTATTTTTCTTTCTTTCTTAAAAATACCCTACCTAAAAATAAGGGAAAATTTTGTGCTTTCGTGCAGACACCCTTTTTTCGGCATTTATTACATTATAAATCAGATATTTAAACACCGCACGATTTTCGTACAAAAACGTACGACTCGTACAAAAACGCACAAAAATGCATTTTGTACGGAGTACGAAGATTTTGTGCTAAAAAGTACACTATTTCGTACGCCCTTAACTATCTGATAAACAACACATAAATAGAAAGCGTAGCTCATTTAGCACGATTGCACAAAAAAATAGTACGGTATCAGCAAGGGTTATATGTACAATACCTCGTTTTTTTATTGATAAAGGCAAGGATTACTCAGTTATATTTTGTACATTAGCTCCACACCTAAACCACTATGCTTTATATGATTACTACTAAGATTGAAGTTCCACAGCATCTTAAGGAGTATCTGATCGGAAAGTTCTGCAATTTGCAGGACTCTCCGATTCGCTTCCCGGATAAAACGGATATCTACCATTTTATCTACGATCTGTTAGAACGTCGTCCAGCCAACATCTTTAAGGATCATGGTAATCTCACCATCATCCTTCCTGAGCGTACTACCGGGAAGGATCCTAAAACTTACAATTACCTGGGAATACGTTCACAGATAATTCTCATTCGCAAGATCGACCGCATGCTATGGGCAGAGGTGCATGATTACTTGGATGAACAAAAGCACACTTACGGAATCACCTATATCGACGGGATACACAACTTCATGACCTGCTATGGGATTGATTCTATCAGCGAAGATGCATTCAAGAAGAATTATTATCGATGGAGGGCTAATCTTCGACGAAAAGAGAAAAAAAGAGGCTATCACCGCACAAAAACATGACCGAGCAAGTGTAGTTAATTGTCCCTTTTTTGATCAAAAAATGTTCTAAAAATGCGTACTAATTGAAAATCAATAAGTTATGAATAATATCAATAATATGGGAGGCATATTATTTGCCGAAATCCTGAATACAGACGAAATAGCCCTGTTTGCAGTACATCAGAACCAGGCATGCATCAGAAGCAAGGAAGGACACGACTGGTATCCGCTTCCAACGCGAGGAGTCATTGAAGCTCCAACTGTCGCTTCCGATGATACTAAAGACGCAGGAATCACATATAAGCATTCAGCGACCATCCAGTTTCCCCGATCCGCATTAGAGGGGAATACAGCAAACGAGCTGCGCAATAAAGTTCAGACAGGCTGTGTTCTACGCTGTCAGGACACACAGGGACACAAGTATATCTATGGCACGAATGAATACCCACTCCTCGGAACCTTAAACCTGATTATAGGGAAAAAGGTAACCGACTTCACCGGATATGAGCTGAAACTTGCCGGGACCTCATTACATCCGATGCTCTCCTATATCGAAATTTAACCGTCCTTCTGCACCCTCACTAATAGGCGTATCATTGCACCAAAATCAGTGCAATGAGCCAAAAACGTATCATTCTTTCCGATTCATCGCTTAATCGTTACGGTTACCGGGTCCTTACCTCTGGAATGCTCCTCGAAGCATTCAAGAAGAACCCGGTGATGCTGTATATGCATTTTCGTGATGAAGGATCTCCCATTTGGGGAGAAACTAAAGCTATCGGGCATTGGGAAGATATACAGCTTGAAGGCGATGTACTTTCTGCCATTCCTGTTTTCGACAAGGTTGATCAACTATCTAAAGACATTGCCGCAAAATACGAAGCAGGGACTTACAACGCCGCAAGTGTCGGTATCCGCATCATTGCTACATCAGCCAACAAAGACCTTCTGGTACCTGGTCAGACTCGCGAAACAGTTACAGAGTCAGAGCTGATGGAAGCATCCATCGTGGACATACCGGCAAATTCCAATGCCGTTCGCCTCTATGATCGTTCCACATCCGTTCTTCTGGCAGCGGGTATGGACACGAATTCCGTGCCAGCATTATCAACAACTTCATTCAAAAACAAAATGACTCTAAAAGAATCATGGTCAGCTTTTTTATCTTTTCTGAATATCAGTCAAGATAAGGCAGTAACGACCGAATTATCAGCAGAGAACCTCGACTCCCTGCATAATGAATTCACCCGTCTGAAATCGGATAACAGTTCTCTCGTACAAGCTAAACAGGAGATCGATCAGAAATTATCTGATGCGACTACTGAAATAGCGACTCTCAAGACAACAGTAAGTGAAAAAGATCAAGAGATCGCTAATCTGAAAACCGAGGCAAGCGGCAAGGATTCAGAGATCACTCAACTCAAAGAACAAGTAGCCAATCTAAAGAAAGCTCCGGCACCGGGTGAACCAGTTCCTGCCCCAAAGGGTGAACCTGCCGCAAACGGAGGAAAAGAGGAACTGGCTGCCTACTGCGAGGAAAATGCCGGCAATTATCAGGGAATCACAGAACGCCTGAAGGCTGACGGACTCCTTTAATTTACTAACCTACCTTAACTATTAAAGAATATGTCTCAAAAATTAATTGACGTATCGAAACTGAACCAAACCTTAATCACATATGATAAGGCGCTTCGCGCTCTTCCATTTGCTACCCTGCAGGAAGTTGCCGCAAAATTGGGATTGAACGTGATGGACCTGCAAGGCAAACATGCCTTGATCAATGAACGCCGGCGTGCCGGTGGAACTCAGTCTTACAAGATTGGGAAAAATTTCCGCCTGGTTGATAAGCTGCTCGGCTATGAACCTTCCGTTATCGAACCGAAGGATGTTGTATGTATCACAAAGGAAAACTCTCAAAAATACGATGACGGTGAACTGTTGATCGTAGGAGGTCAGCCGGTCAGCAACATCAACAAGAAACATCCTCTTGAAACACGTGTTGCCTTCACATTGGTAAAATCTCATGTTGAAGATGTAGTATATACATTGTTTCATGCAGAACGTGATGAAGACTCAACTTCACCGTCAGGTGCATTTGATGGTCTGTTCACCAAAGCCGACATGCTGATTACAACAGGTGATGTCAATGCTGCTCGCGGCAACTTTGCTCCATCAGGTCTTTTTGCTTTGCCCACGAAGGATACAGACTCCGCCGCTTATGAAAATTTGGTTGAATGGATTGGTGGTGCCAACACTTACCTGCGTTCTTCCAAGTCAGGAATTCCACAGTTACTTTGTGCCGAAACGGTCTTGATAGCTGCACGCTCTGCTCTCCGCAACAAACTGAGTATGCAGGAATATCCTTCCATGCAACGCATGATTGAACTTTTGCGTGAAGACGCAATGTGCCCTGCGCTTGAAATCCTCTCTCACGAAGCATTGGGACAGGGATCACGCCTGGTTCTTCAGAAGAAAGGGAATATGGATGTTGCCTTCAATACCCAAGCCGCAACCAAGTTCTGTCAGATCCGTGATATCTACGAAGCTCCCAACGAATGGCAATTCTGGCTGCAAACCGGTTATGACACCCGTATCCGCGACTGGCATGAAAAAGTATACCGCTGTAATGAGCAAAAGAATGAATCTCTTGACCTCGCAGGAGACTATTGCAAGACCGGAGGCGTACAAGTTGATATCACAGGAACGGAGAATGCCGCTTGGGCCATCAAAGGCAAAGTTGCTGAACGTAGCAATGGTCAATGCATCATTGGTCTGACACCCGGTAAGTACACTATTGAGTTTACTGCTGTAGACGGTAAGACTAAACCTGCCGATCAGGAAGTGACTGTAGTGGAAGGCGAAGTAACAACCGCAACCGGTGCTTACACCTAAACTGAGATAAAAAATGAGCGGCCATTTTTGGTCGCTCTATCCTATTCACTCTTAACAATTACACTAATGAAAAAATATACTTACCTAATTCTCTGTTTGTTATTTGTGGCTTTGGTTATTGCAATCCCAGAGCTGCACCCTCAGACATGCCATCTTGATGGAGATACATTGACCATGCTGGCAGCTGGTCCGGCTTTCGCACCACTGAAATGGAATGTCGGTCAAAATAATATGGGTGGATATAAAGGACGTTTGCTGTTCGTCCCATTTGATGCACCCAATACAGTACCCACCGTTCCGGATCCCGGCAAAGCTGCAGACAATGAAGCACTAGTGGCGGCAGCCGGTGCATTTGCTTTTCCTGCAGAAGGAACATATAAGCAACCTATTTATCTATATAGTACAGATGCGACAGTCGAATATAAAGCGGAGCAACAGGGAGAAGCTGACGGGATCAGCTATAAACTGACGTTAAGCTTCTTCTTCCCTGGTAATACCCCTGAAATGCATGCATTCAATGCATTGGTAAAAAACACAGCAGGCTATTACATCTTTGAAGACTCCGACGGCAGGCAAATGATCATGGGACAGCCGGGATTATATGCTTCTACTGCTCCTTCCTTCAATGGAGGAAAAGCAAGAGGTGATCGTCGCGGTACCACCTATACGGCTACCGCCGATTCCAATTACTCTGCGATCTTCCTTGAGACTCCCATAGATATGGAAGTGATAGGCGGATTTAAACCAGCTCCCGCACCAGAATCATGATCAGACAAGAACAACTCAGCCAATGGTTAGGAGACCGTCAGCGCAAATATGCTGACGGCCTGGTTCTTTTCAATGCTCTCGCAAAGGAAGCTATGAAAAAGAAATTTGCTGCTTACCTGGCAGCAGCTCCGGAAGATCCACACATTTTTGATCCGCATTTCACCCAGCTCGTTAATTGCTTGTCCAAACTCGACAAGGAGATTAAATTCTCCCCTTCCTTATATCCTGCCGCAATGGAAGAAATTGTTGTAGTAAAGACCATGAGCGAGGATGATCGAAAAAAAACGATCGAATCCAAGCAAGCGAATATCGCCTCCCTGGAGGAGTTGGTCAATAACCTTCGATCACGAATTGACAGTTTAGAGGACGACAGTGAAAGTCACGCAGATGAACTTGTTTCCCTTCAGGAACAGTTTGACGAGAAGATGTCAGAGCTATCTGCCTTACAGAACGAAGTGAACGCTCTGAACACACCAGGCGTCAAAATCATCACAGAAGAATCACTCAGCCCGTCTATTCGCAAGGCTTATGCCCGTATCAAGGAAATCGCACCTCTATATGCAAGCCTGCATAACGATGTAGCTAATTCGGAGATCCCGGCAGAAGAACGGCAGCCTATAGCCGAAGAGCTCTGCAAGCTCGATGACGAACGCCGCCGGCTTTGGAAACAAATCGATGCCTGGGCAGAAGGAAAAGGTGAACTGAGCCTTAAAGAGAAACGACCGGTATACAGTGAGAATGGTGTAGTACGCGGTATTGAGATCGCCCGTCAGATTAAACGTCTGAAACAAAACATTACTAACAGCCAATCTGCTGCTAACCGCGCCGAATCTCAAGGTAAAAAGACTGTTATGCAAAATGCATTAGATCGTGTTGCCGGCTACCAAGAAGAACTGGCAGCACTGGAAAAGGAAATTGCGACGCAACAGAGCGCAAGTAAGGAATAACATCAGAGGCATTGCCCCTGGATCTATGAACAGTTCATGCACAAGCGAGGGCGATACATCTAGTGTTGTCCTCGCTTTCGTTTGAATACAACAAACCACTATAGTTATGCCTAAGAAAGATTCCACATATGACCGGATAGAACATGCCTTGTTCAAAGACAGAGAGGAAGCATCAAGCATCCTGTCCCAACGTGAAATGGAAATAAAAAAACGAATGATGCTATGTGTCAGCAAAAAAATGGAAGATCCTCTGATCCAAGACACCGAACTTGTCAACTTCCTAATGAATGGATGCGGAGGTAACGCAGATGCCGTATCACAGTCACAGGCATACCGGGACATCGGCATGATCAACAGATTGGTTGGCAACATTCAACTGGCCGCAAAAGCCTGGTATCGGTATATGATTGTCGAAGGCGGGAAAAAAGCCTTCAATATGGCAATAGACAAAGAAGATGCCAAGGGAGCAGCTGCAGCGTTGGACAAAATAGGTAAATACACTCGCTCGGACAAAGAAGATGAGAAATTCGACTACTCCCAGCTCGTTCCTCCATCATTTGAGCCTTCAGATGATGTTACCCTTCTGGAAGGTCTGGAACCTATTGAAGATCTTGAAGGAACCAGGTCGGAAATGCGAAGCAGATTCAAAGGTATGTTGAGCAAAAAAGCGGTGGACATTCGTCCCATCGAAGAGGAGGAAGAAGAATGAGTACTCCCCTCTCTCCTATCTTATCTGCCCGTGAACATCGCAGAAAGCAATATGAAGTCGTAGACAAATTCTTCAATAAGATGCAGCGCCAGGCGATGGCCATCAACGCACATGACGAGTATATAGTCGCATCACGTGGTACCGGGAAGTCCGAAGGTATTGATGCCCGAATTATCCTCCGGAATGTATGGGAAATGCCGGGATCTTTGGGTGGTCTCATCTCTCCGTCATACGCTAAGGCATGGGGAAATACTCTCCCGGCAATCTGCAAGGCTTTGGCTGAATGGGGATACATTCAAGGCATTCACTATGTGGTTGGTCATAAAGCACCGGCAAGCATGGGATTCGCCAAACCTGTCCGTCCTGTTCTGGGTGAAGGCTGGAGCAATGCATTCCACTTTTGGAATGGTACGGTCATGGTGATCCTGTCATTCAACCAAGGGATGTCTGCCAACTCTATGTCGCTGGATTGGGTGATAGGCCCTGAAGCTAAGTTTCTCAACTATGAGAAGATTAAAAGTGAAGTAGATCCTGCCAACCGAGGTAACCGGCAATACTTCGGTGAATGCCCGCACCATCACAGTGTAAGCTACTCCACAGATATGCCGACCGCATCGATGGGGAAATGGATTCTGGACAAGATGGATGAAATGTCCCCACCTCACATCAACCTGATCAGAAACTTATATCTCAAACTGCAGGAGTACAAACGCAAGCCACTCACGGATCATGTGATGCGTCAGATCAAAGAATATCAATTTGACCTGGATCTAGCAAGGAAATATCAGCCTCCAATCAAACCGCAGCCGGGGAAAACCAAAGAGTACACGGTTTTCTATGGTGAATACGACGTATTCGACAACCTTGAAGTGCTGGGAGAAGATTTTATCTGGCAGATGTATCGTAACTCACCACCGCTAATTTGGCGTACCGCTTTCATGAACGAACGCCTGTTCCGTGTACCGAACGGCTTCTATTCTGCGTTGGATGATAATATTCACTTCTATATCCCGAAAGACAATGGACGCCTCCGGAATCTTGGGTGCAACTGGGGAAAACTGACCTCCTGCGGCTGTTTGGGAGACGGAGATCTTGACTTCGATCAGGAACTACACCTGGCATTCGACTCAAATGCATCCATCTCCACAGCTGTCGTAGGCCAACTGAATGAACACACGATGCGCATTCTCAAGTCATTTTATGTCAAAACACCAGGGAAGCTACAAGATCTTGTCAAGATGATAGCCGACTACTACCGTCCGAAACTTAATCACGATATAGTAGTCTACTATGATCATACGTTCACCTGGGAGTCAGGATCCACTACAGAAACTTATGCCGATATCATTGAACGGGTATTCAAAGAGAATGGATACAACGTGACGATGGTCTATGTCGGTCAAGCCCCGAAACATGAGTGGAAGCATCTGAATATAGACTTGACTCTGAAAGGAGATCCGCAATTTCTGTGGGTCCAAATAAACTTGCATCAAAATGAATTTCTGAAGATCGCAATGGAACAGACTGGCATCAAGCAGGGAAAGAATGGATTTGAAAAGGATAAAACGCCTGAAGGGAGCGATGACACTCCTGATAATCCAGATGAATATAAGACGCACATAACTGATGCATTTGACACGCTGTGGTTAGGCATGAACTTCTATTTCACGGCACCTGGATCAAACACCAGTGGTGTATTCTTCTTGAAAAATTAATAAAATCACTGTTAAAATACATCTAAATATATATTTTCCTGTATTAGCACAACCATACTAGGTACATTCACTTTAAAAATAAATATCATTTTACTTTTAAGTATCAATATTTCTCTATATTTTAGCAACCTAAATTTAAATGTTTATAATCATGTTACAAACACTTCAACTCAAGGACCTCTTCTTTGGAAAAACAGATGCTAAAAATGAACTTGCAGGAAATACGACCCAAGAAAAAGAACTTTTCCGCAACAGCTTCCTTATACCGGAAAATATTGATATAAAAGACTTTATTGATGGAAAACGTTTTTATATTTCAGGACTAAAAGGAACCGGAAAGACTGCACTTCTAAGATATATTGATTTACATTTAGAAACGATACCGAAGTGTCATTCTTCCTTCATATTATTTAAATCCGAATTTTCAGAAGAGGACAAAACTGCCTTCAGCCAAGCAGCCAACACATATATAGCATTAAAAAATCCAGACACCAACATAGATGAAGACTTCTCAAATGTATGGCAATGGTTTCTTCATCGACAAATAGTCAGACTATCCAAACAATCTACCAATTTATTCTTTAGGGATGATAATAATTGGGAGAAATATTGCAGTTGTGTCTTAGCTCCTAAATTAGGTAATGAAGAATCAGGCATTTTTGCTTTATTTCCCAAATTAAAAAGAGGTAATGTCGAAATCGAAGGAGATGTAGAACTTTTGAAAGGAAAACTCGGATTAGAGTTCGAATGGGATAATAAAGAAGCTAAATTAGTCAAATTTTCACAAATAGTAAGACAGGCTAGTGAACTATACAAAAGATTGACACCAAGTAGTCATAAACTATATATTTTTATTGATGAATTAGAACTTACTCTTTCAAAACAGAAACAATATCAAAAGGACATAAGATTAATTCGAGATCTTATTACAGCTATATATAATATCAACAATATATCTAAACAACTAAAGTATGATATCCATGTTATATCAGCTATCAGAAGTGAAGTAATCTCAGCAATGCATGCCACTGGTAAAGAAATCAATAAACCTATCTTAGATTTTGGAGTAAATTTAAAGTGGCAACAATCTGGAGGAAATATCAATGAACATCCATTAATTAGGATCATAAACAAGAAAATACAATCAAGTGAAAAATCATTAGGGATTGATGTATCCACGGAAGATGAAATTTGGAAAAAATACTTTCCAGAACAGATTAACATGAAACCTACAAGGGAATTCATCCTACATAGAACTTGGTATAGACCTAGAGATATAGTTAGATTATTAAATATAGCACAACAACAGTATCCGAATGAAGCAAAGTTTTCTCATCAAGTTTTCGATGGCATTAACAAAGAGTACTCAACTCAAAGTTGGTTTGAACATGCGGAAGAATTAAGTGCATTCTATTCTGCTGACGAAATAGACGGCATAAAAAAAATGCTAACAGCATTAAAATGTCCATTTACTTTTGCTCAGATCTCTCAAAAATGTGATCAAAGTAGAAAAATGTATTCAAGTTTAGACAAGTTATTAAACAAGTATAAAATAGGAGATATATTGAGCCACTTATATAACATTGGAATTATAGGAAATACAGGAGAAAATATACGCTATTCTTTTCGTGGAGACGATGAACTAGTAATAGAAAATAAAATGAAAATACATGATCCATTATGGAACTATTTATCAATATCTACTCGATAAAACTGAAATTAAGTATTTAAAGAAGGGGTGTCAAAACTACAATGAGCCCTCAGAAAAGTTACGGATTGTAACTGATAAACATAAAAGAGCCGTATCAAACTCCATTTCGGAGTAATGATATGGTTCTTTTTATTGCAGATGGGTATTGTCAAGCTTTAGATTAAAAGTTCATTTTCTCTGAGATTGAGTATTGACACACCCTCTTTAATTTTTTCACAACCAACATAGTCCATCCCAAGTCTCAGATAGTTCTCATCATTAAAAATATAAAACTTTAATTCTCAATATATAAACAAATTAAAAGAGGAAAAATTTCTCCTTTTTATCCCGTCCGACCACGCACCGCCCTAAGAAAATGTTTCGATCTAAAGTTTTTTTTCACCCCTTATATGCTGGGCTTCATCGCTTGTAAACAAATTTCATTTCATCATTTTTGGGCCTCTGCCATGTCCTTTACGACCTACTACATACCTGATACCTTTGCTGAAAAACAAGACATGGACCCCATCCTTAAACAACAATTGCTCGCATTCATACTTGGTGGTAGCTTTCTATCAACCATCACAGGATTCGTCACCCTCAAATACACTAAAAAGCAGGCAGAAGCTAAAGCTCTAAGCTCTGTACAGGACGTATATCAAGAGCTCATCGCTGACCTGCGAGCTGATAAGCTAGCTATGAAAAAAGACAAAGAGGAAAGCGAAACGAGGTGGACAACTCGCATTGAGAAGCTGGAAAATAATCAGCAATCGCAGGATAAAAAGATAGCGGATAACGAAAAAGAAATAGCTGATCTCAAACGATTCAAATGTATAAACCTATCGTGTAACAATCGAAAACAATGAAACACTATGCACACATTCTTATTTGTACTGCCAGCCTTGCATGCGCTTGTTCTTTTTGTGGTTGCCGTGCTACTTATCAAAACGATAGTAGCACTCAAGAGCAAACCCGTCTTTCTATCTCAGACTCAGCTCTACGCATCAGAACTGAAGATGCCTGCTCCCGATTCAAACTTAATCAAGAAGAAGCGGGCAAAGGCTGGAAAGTCAAAGTTAACTTCGACACATCAAAGCCGGCAGATCCGGAGACCGGCTTATCCCCGATATCGAATATCGAGATTGAAGGGAACGAAAAGACAGTCAAGACCTTGCTACAGGAAGATGACACTATACACGTATCTGAGAGTCAAGAAACGAAGAATGATCTCACGCTTCAGCAAAGCAAACAGTCAGCCTCCCACAAAGATGCCGGCAGTTCTGTAGCTGCCGGAATAGACAACGGGATCCAGTATGGCCTGATCATCGGAATCCCTATTATTCTTATCATCTTAACATTAATCATCCATGCAAGATTCAAGCAAAAGGATCCATCAAAGTAAAATATGGAAGCTGATGGAACGATATGCGGATGGAAAGCCTATAGAGTTTTCCATCCAGTTCTGCAAGAAGAGTACCGGGGAACTAATCACTTATGAACGTGCTGTACTCACTTCATTTCATAGCAGCGGTAGTACAATCAATGTACTGCAAGCCGGTGAAGCCACACCACGCAAGATCCGACGCTGCCTTATCACCCAGTTTAATCATCTCAAAGTATATTTTTAATATGGAATCAAAGCAACAACCTAACCTAGTTATGAAAGGGTACGAAACCTATGCAGTCCTGAAAGGAGGTGAGAAAGTTATCCAATTCAGCGATAACAGCGACATTGTGACTGACAAGGAGGCATCAGCCGTTGAAGTCGTCCCTAAGGGAAAAAAGGATCCAATCAAGTTCATTCCACGCGGAAGGAATAACGACATGATGTACGACATTATGCGTAAAATCGGCACCAATGTCACCATTGGCAGTAATGTTGAATTTAAGAATAAAGTCGTGTTTGGGGACAGCATCCTCGTCTACAGGAAGAAACGCGACGGAAAAACCCGCAAAATCATCAAAGAGGAAGTGCTTCCGGAAGAAGAACCCGAAATCTTTGAGTTCCTTGAGAACAATAACTTCAACTTCATCCGTGTCGAACTCGCTAATGATCTTGTCATCTTCTACGATGCTTATTTAGAGTACATACTCAGCAATGATCCGAAATCGCCCAAACTCGTACAGATCAAAGCAAAAGAGGCAACCTGCTCACGTATTAGCGAGATTGACGAGAAGACCGGTAAAAGTGAATGGCATGGATATTCAGCGGAATGGAAGAAAGGTACCCCTGAAGATCTTGTCGCCACTCCCCTGCTCGATCGCCAGACTCCTTTGTTGGATCTTAAGAAGAGGATGGGACTTGCTCCTGATGATGAAGGAAACCTCGTCATCGGAAAAGATCGCAGATTCATTCACAATCTGCGTATTTCGACGCCAGGACGCTTTTATTATAGTCGCCCGTACTGGTGGAGCGTATTTGCTTCAGGATGGTATGACTTCTCCTGTGCTATTCCCATCTTCAAGAAATCTCTGATTAAAAATCAGATGGCTCTCAGGTATATCGTATATATCAAGGATACATTTTGGGAGAAGCTATTTGCAGACGAAAAGGTCGTCAAAGATGATGAAAAAACTGCCCGCAGGCAAAAGTTTCTTGATGACATGAACGATTTCCTTGCCGGCGAGGAAAATGCCGGAAAAGGCTTTGTTTCACATTTCAGGTATGACAGAGTAAAAGGCTTCGAGGATAAAGATATCATCATTACTCCTCTTGAATCGTTCTTCAAAGGTGGCGAATATATTGAGGATAGCGAGGAAGTAAGCAACATGATGTGTTATGGAATGGGAGTACATCCTTCCATCATCGGATCCGCACCCGGTAAAGGCAAAAGCATTAATGGAACTGAAGCACGCGAACTGTTCACCATCGAGCAAGCCCTCATGAAGATGTACCAGGACGCAACCCTTGAACCTCTGTACTTTGCCAAGGCAGTCAATCAATGGCCTTCGGACATCTATTTCTCTGTAACCAACTGCCAGCTCACCACCCTTGATCAGGGAACGGGAGCTACAAAAAACACAGGTCTAACTCCAGAAACTGAAGAAAAATGAACGCATTAATTCCCGATATTGAGACCTTAAAGAAGGTAGTCAAGATCAATTCGTCATTGCCTTATGAATCTATTGAACCGTATATTGAGGATGCTCTTGATATCTATGTTAAACCCTATGTAGGGCAATCCGTCATTAAACAAGCTCTGACAGACCAAGGATCTGAGATATATAGCAAATTATTGCGTGCGCTTGGCCCGCTGACCTTAATGCTTGCGACGAATGAACTCGGAGTCATGTTCGGGGATACCGGTATCACGGTCAGTAATGTACAAGGACAACGTTCTCCGGCCAGTGATTCAAAAATAGCGGCGGCAAAGGAGAACCTGTGCTTCCGGGGAATGCAAGCTCTTGACCGGCTTATAACCTACCTGGAAGAAAATAAGGAAGATTTTCCGGAGTACGTAACAGAACATATTTCCCCTTTCTGCTTTATCCGGAATGCACACGATTTTCAGGATCTTGGCATGGTAGACATCGATTACTCCACCCTGTCTTATCGTATCATGTACCCCACAATCCGTCAGCTTCAGGAACGAAATATTCGTGAAATGATACCGGACAATGTATATGCGGATTTAAGGGAAGCATACTCTAAAGATAAACCGACACCCAAGCAGCAGGTTCTCATTGATCATATCATTCGTTTTCTTGCAAATAAGACGGCAGAGCTCTATACCTCACAAAAGACAACCGAGCAACGTGTCGCCAGCAAAGCAATAGAATATTCACCTGCCATCCGCCCGATTTATCAGGATCCGGACGCAAACGGTAATTTCTTTGCTAGTCAGGCAACCTACTATGCCGGGAAAATACACACTTGTCTGGTCGAAAATGCAGAAGAACTAGGCATTGAAACAAGATCCCAGGCTATTGACTTTAACTCCAAAAAAAAGAAGCTATTCACTTCAATATCATAATAATATGCATACGATACAAATCAATGACGATACATACACACTTCCTGGAAGCTGGGACGAGCTCACCCCGAAGCAGCTCCTATACCTGGTTAAACTCACTAAATCGAATATACCGGTAGAACAAGTTAAGATCTACATGATGCTCTATTGCCTGAAAGCTCACGTATGCCGGCACAAGAAAATTTTCAAAGAATATGTCCGTATCAAAATTGGGCAGGAAAGTGAAACAGTCCGCTTCCGGATCCGCAGCCGTCGGTACCTCCTTCATCCCGAAGAGATCAGCCTGCTTGCTGATCAATTTCACTTCCTGATGCGTGAGGAAGAAAACCGTATCACTTCACAGAGGCTATATCTCATTAATCCGGAACTGACAGTCAATCCTTACCCGACACTCCGCTTCCGGTGCCGGAAATTCATCGGACCGGAAGACCAGCTGTTCGATATCACCTTTGAGCAATTCATGTACATGCAAACCTATTTGGATGCGATGCAGCTGGATCCTCAAAAGATCAACCATCTCCTAGCCTGCCTGTGGCATCGTGGGAACGAATTTGATATCAATCGTCTGGACAAGGATGCAGCTATTCTGAAACGTCTTCCCGACGACAGGAAGATGATCATGTACTGGTACATTCTTGGAAGCCTCTCCTGCATGAGCGCAGCCTATCCACGAATATTTTCAGGAGAAGGAAAAAATAATGGACGTATATTCGATGCCCAGCTGCGACTACTTGATTCCCTGGCACAGTCTGACATGACCAAGAAGCCGGAGATTCGTAGGGGCTTGCTGCTTGATGCGCTGTATTCAATGGATGAGTCCATCAGGCGCAAGGAAGAAACAGGAGAAAACTTGAGAAACAGATAAAAAGTAAGTGAAATAACTAGAAATACATAAAAAAATGCCGTAAAAAAATTACGGTAGTTGTTTTTTGCTTATATTTGTTTCAAATTTAAAAAAATACTCCAAATGCTTAGGAAATTTAAAGTCTCTAATTTTAAATGTTTTGAGAAAGATTTCATGCTAGATCTCTCTGAAACTAATGGATATACATTTAATTCTAATTGCGTCAAGAATGATATCGTTAATTGTGCCATGATTTATGGGCACAATGGCATGGGCAAATCTAATTTAGGATTAGCGATTTTTGATATAATAGAGCATTTAACTGATAAAAACAGAAATGATTCTAAGTATAAAAACTACCTCAATGCATATAGCAAATCTTTTACAGCAGATTTCTATTATGAATTTTTCCTGAATGGTAAGATAGTCAAATATGAATATAAGAAAACTGATTATAAAACCTTAGTTTTTGAAAAATTTTCCATAGATAATACTGAACTTGTCTTATTTGATAGAGCCAATGGCAACAATCAATTTTCAGTCAAGTTTAAAGGAACGGAAACTTTAAATACTACAATCAATGATAATCAACTATCTGTTCTAAAATACATAAAAAATAATACAGTATTAGATGACAATGAATATAACAAAATATTTATTGATTTTTTTTCTTTTATAGAACGAATGCTATATTTTCGTTCTTTAGAAGATAGAACTTATATGGGATTAGATATTGGGAGCAAAACTTTAACAGATGATATTATCGAAAATAATAATGTTCATGACTTCGAGAAATTTCTTAATGATGCTAACATTAAATGTAAATTAACTATTGTAAAAGGACTCAACAAGAAAGATATAGCATTTGATTTTAATGGAAAAAAAATCTTAATGTATGAAATTTTATCAACAGGCACAAGTGCTCTTACTCTTTTTTATTTTTGGTTTCAAAGAATCAAAAAAGCAGAAGTATCCTTTTTATTTATTGATGAATTTGATGCATTTTATCATCATGATTTATCCAGGATGATTATTGAAAAGCTAAAAGATACAGGTATCCAATTCATTCTAACAACGCACAACACATCAATTATAACAAATGATCTATTAAGACCTGACTGTTATTTTTTGATGAACAAAAAGAAAATTCAATCCTTGTCACAAAGTACAGAGAAAGAATTAAGAGAAGCTCACAATATTGAAAAAATGTATAAAGCAGGAGCATTCAATGTCGACTAATATTTTATTTGTTTTCGAAGGAAAAAGTACTGAGGACAAAATTGTAGAATGTTTAGAAAAACATATCCTAAATGACAGTGTTATAATAAAATGTGCTTATACTTCAGACGTATACCAGCTCTATAGAGAAATTGAAAAAGATGAGGACTTAGATATTTTTTATTTAATAAAAGAAAGAGATAAAGACAATCCTATTTTTGAAAAATATAATGGAAGTGATTTCTCCGAAATATATCTTTTCTTCGATTATGATGGACAAGCTGATTTGGCTAGTGTTCAAGATAAAGATGGTTTTGCTGTAAAAACAGGAGATAGTAAAATGAAAGATATGCTATCTTTTTTCAACAATGAAACCGATAAAGGCAAACTTTATATAAGCTATCCTATGGTTGAAGCAATAAGACACATCATAAAAAGTTATGATGATTTTAAAGATTTAAAGGTAAAGTGCAAGGGAAAAAACTGTCAATATAAAGAAACTTGCAAAGAACAAATCACATGTGAAAAAGAGCCACATTATAAAGTTAAAGTTTCATCTGATAGTCTGTTACTGGGAGATTATTCTAAATATGCACTAGATACATGGAAAAATATAATAGAAGCACATTTATGTAAAATGAATTATATCGTAAATGATACTTATACTTTTCCTCAAAAAATAGAATCTCAGCATAAAATATTTACTAAACAACTAGAAAAATACATTAATCATAAATGTCCCATGGTAGGTGTATTAAGTGCATTTCCCATATTTATTTTTGATTATTATGGATGTGAAAAGACAACCAAGATATTGACTCCAATAACAGAAAATAATTATGATTATAATTCTATCCAAGAACTTCTTTCTTGGGCTGAAAAAATTATTAAAAAGAAAAGATATCCACAAGAAGAATTTAAATTAAACCAGTACACAACTATAATTGATTGTGGTAAACACTTAGAAGCTATGATTTCTACGATAACTCAAAATCGGGAGAATCCAACCATTTATTATCATACAATTAATCAATTACGGGAACTGCGAAGAAAATTAGAAGGATTATACTATAAAGTTCCTGAACAAAAGTAACTTCTTGAATAAATAAAAAACTATAATCAATGATTAGATTATAGCTACAACAGCACAAAATATAAAATTTAAACCTATGAATTGTAAACTTGGAAAATTAGAAATCCCGGCTGATCAACCTTTTCTAAATTGTAAATTAGGTCGAGAAAAGTACGCAGAAGTACTTAAAGCTATTATCACTACATACAAAAAAGGATTTGTCTTAGCTATAGACGGTAAATGGGGAACAGGTAAAACTACATTTGTAGAAATGTGGAAGGCATATCTTGAACTGGACAAATTCCACACATTATACTTTAACGCTTGGGAAAATGACTTCATTTCAGATCCTCTTGTAGGTTTAATTGGCGAACTTACAAAAATAAACTCTTCTAAAAGAACAAAGGACTTAGCATCATCCATGATAAATACGGCGGGAAGAATTGTGCTAAAGGCAGTTCCTGCAATGTTCAAGGGAGTAATTAAGAAACATGCAGGTGAAGAAGTAGTTGAGGTTCTTTACGATTGTATCGGAGAAGGATCTTCCATGTTGAAAAAAGAAATAGACAATTATGAAAGGCAAAAAGAAAGTCTACTAAAATTTCGGGAAGATCTCGAAATATTTGTAAATGAAGTTTGCGAAAAAAAACCATTGATATTTATCATAGACGAGCTTGATCGGTGTAACCCACATTATGCCGTAAAGGTACTAGAACGAATAAAACATCTTTTCAACATACCTAATATTATATTTGTCTTATCCATAGATAAGGAACAATTAAGTAACTCCATACGTGGATATTACGGGAGTGACCTAATAAATGCCAATGAATATCTTAAAAGATTTATTGATATTGAATATGCTTTACCTGATCCCGATGTAGAAAAGTTCTGTAGCTATTTATATGATTACTATGGCTTCGAAGCATATGAAAAGGCAAGAGGCACTAAAGAGATGGAAGAATCCATTTTGACTATAGCCAATACTCTTTTTATGCATAAGAATCTATCACTAAGACAAATAGAAAAAATATTTGCTCATATTCGTTTATCTTTGAATATGTATAAACATAACCAAGTCATATATGCTGAATTAATATGTCTATTAACATACCTTCGAATTTGCGAATCCGATTGTTATGTTAAAATAACCCACGAAAGTTATACTATACAAGAACTTACAGATCAATTAGAGAGTATAATTCCAAAACAAATATTACAGATTAAAAAAAAATACGAATCTTCTCCTAGTCGACAATTTCACTTTACCATAGCCTTGCTATTAAGATGTTATACTTTCAAATATGAAAATTCCGATGAGAACGATAAACTCTTAACTAGAGATCCTTCTCAACCAAATCTAGTAATCAATTTTAATGTAAAGACGATCAACAAAGAACTTTTGTCTTCAGCTTTAGAATGGACATCTCAACGTAATATAGCAGTACCTTTACATTATTTTACTCAAAGAATTAATCTACTGGAAAATTTTGCGATCTATAATATAGAATAATCACGTTCTTAATTAATATAATTTTCTCAGTCTATATTAAATCTACAAACAAAAGCAGAGCAAAAAAACTCTACTTTTGTTTGTAGATTCCCAAAAAGAATGTACTTTAGCAACTGCCAGAACAAACTAACTCGCGAATTCCTTATGTCGTGCACCCGTAAAATCGGGTGGCTGGGTGGTTCCAGTTGGCACGCGACATAAGGAATTCGTCTATTTATAATATGATATATATAATATTAATCATATCTGTAATTGCTATATTTTTGATTATTGGGTATAAATCTTCATCAAAAAGTACCCCTATCGGAAATAAAAATGATAACACATTAGTAACTATAGATAATGTTTCTTTCTCTAAATGGAAAGAGAAACATGAGGCACAAATAAAGGAAGAAGAAGACCGTCTAAATAACGACTATTACAATAAATATAGATATATTGAATTTGATATAGCAGGAATACATTACCGTACTGCTTTAGCGAAAGAGACTATTTTATCATTAGATATATTATCAGACATCCATTTTATCAAAGAGCCCAATAATCCTTATGACAAATTTGCTATTAAAATAGTACATGATAGAAAAAGGATTGGATATGTACCAGCACATGAATCATCTAAAGTCACACAACTTATTGATAACGAGCAGATCTATAAAATCCAAGTAATTGATTCCGGTAAAGATATTACCTCTGAATATTCAGATGCCATATTCATTACTATTAGAGTCTATTATACACCTACTGATGAAGAAATCAGGATTGAAAAAGAAATAAGAAATAAAGAAATAGAAGAAGTTAATCCCCCAAAGCTATTAATGCCTATAGAATATCCTAAATGGATGAACGAGTTAATAGAAGAACTAAAAAAGATATCTGTTGAATCAGAAGAAAAAAAATGGGTGTTAAAAAAGCTACGAGATAACATTCGTAACTCATTAAAATCTTATGAGAAAGCTATTCGAGAAGATAAAGAAATTATCGCCAACAATGCAGAGAAACGATTACAACAATATCGTGAAGAATTACATGAACTTCTTAAATAAAAGCGTTTTCTTTTGGCATTATCGAATATTATCCTCATATTTGTAGTGCCAAATCAAATGATAGATAATCTATCCCGATGAGCAACGGTTAGATGCTCAATACGAAATTGGGCTTTTTTTATGTCCATCAGTTTGCTTCCGATATTAATATTGTTGGCAAATTCATATACGAAATAGTAGAAGTTTATTTATAAAAGAATACGGCTGTCTTTCTTCTCGTTGTATTACAGCTCTTCGGGGTTATACTACATTTGGTTTGGCGACTACGGGAAATTGGCAGCCGTTCGTGTACCATCCAGATACACGAGAACTTGCCAATAACAGCCAAACCAAATGTAGTATATGAAACAATTAACCCAGGGCACGAACTACGTGCCCTCATTCCGCACAGGAACAGATGTAAACACGCTCCAACAGCGTTACTTCCGTGAACTGAAAAAAGACTGCGCTATCAACTCCGCATCAGACGCCTATTACGTCTCTGCTATCGCCTGTTTTTGTTTGACCTTCATCTTTCCACCAGCCGTGATCGGAGCAATCATCTGTGTCTATCGAGCAAAGAAGTGTCAGAAAGGAGGTCGAAAATGATGTTCTTCATCCACCATGTACAGACTTACAAGAATGTAAACCGCAAGGGGCAGGAAATGTGTGAGTTCGCCCAGGCATACGACCGAATTTTAGTACAAGATGAATGTGCTATGGATTCTCTAAAATGCGAATTTGAAGAAGTTGTCAAGGAACTGAATGACAAATATCCCCATCAAAAAGTTCTCAAGTTTAATGGGCATAATGGAGACTCTTCCGGCGGACAATGGAGTATAAAGTTAGGTGATGATGACAGCAGTCCTGTATGTCATATCTCATACAGTAAAGTACGCGGTCATTATTCTTTTGGAGAAGGATCTCACCTACTGGAGCAGAAAGGAGACCAGCCATGATACCAACAGAAATCAATGGCATCATCCTCACCGATGATTGTATCTCATCAATCAAAACTATCCAAGAAGGAGAACACTCTTGGATGGAAGCAACACTGGAAAAAGCAATTGACTTAGCACTTGACATTGATTCTCCGGACATCGATTCTGTCAATCGACTAACACTCATATCTGAAATCAGAATAATTAAAAAGCATATCCAAGCAATAAGTAATATTCAACCTCTAAAAAAATAACATTATGAATAGACATGAAGCTTTACAATTAATAAACAAGTTACTAGATCCGGAAGCAGCAATAGACGAAAAACAACGTGCAGCCGCACAACTTTCTGAATTAATTCGTATCTTGCTTCCCGAATCAGACGAAGAACAAAAATGATATTAACGATAGTAAGCATATCCGGAATAGTACTACTGTGCCTGGCCTTTTTTAAAGCCTCGCACTCTTTTCTAGCAAAAGCATTCTGGATTATATTAATGTTTCTTTTGCTAGGACTACTCCTACTCTTTTAGTCTCCGGTTTTGTCCTTTATAGCCCGCCCGCTGCGGGCTATTTTTGTCTCCATAACCTAAATATCATGCAGTTATGGAGTATGACCATTTCGCTTATGGCGAAGCACTGGCTTCGTCACTCAAAGACATCTCACACAGCCCACAGAAGAAAAGATTCTTCACAGCTTTCGGACTGGAGGACCTGACGGATCTTAACGACAGCCTGTCTTCTGTTGACGGAAACATTCTAATTGCTGTTGATGGTTGCGAATCCGACTCCGAAGACAATGGAGCGGACGCACTCAACGACAAACAAGTCTACTCATTCATCGTCGCCCAAAGTACGGTCTCCGGAAATCCGAACTCTATCAATCAGGCTGCAAAACAATGTAAATGTATATGCAAGCAGATTCGCAACAAACTGCTGAAGGAAGTCGAATATGTAGACCGAAATACACAGATTAATGGCATTGGACCTATCGGTGACAATTTCTATGGCACCGTATTGACTTTCTTTCTGAATGTTCCGGAAGACTATATCATTGACGAAAACTTCTTTCTATAATGGGACTTTATAAACGATTATCAGAAAACAGGAATGAAGTCAGACGGTACAATGCAGCCAGACGAAAAGCCGAAAAGTTCTCCTCATCGCCTTCTTCACGCCTCATTCAAATGGAGACGATTTCAGAAATAGAACGGTTCAACCTGGCTAAAGATGCAGATCGGTCAACTGCGTTTAATAAAGAAATAGAGCAATGGCAAGATTCCGTTTCCAAACAACTCAAAGCCTCTATTGCATCACGTAGTCTACGGATAGCTCGCGAGTTGCAGCCCAAAGCATATACAGACAGCTACGGGCTTATCAATCGTCTAGGTTTCTCTTTTCCCAGACATGGTGTCTACATCCACAAGGGAGCCGGGCGTGGGCAAGGCGGTTTCTCCGGTAGCAAATGGAGTTATCTAAAACGAATCAATGGAATTGAAATAAATACAAGCATCATCCGCCATACAAATCCCGCCTCACTTGGTAAGCAGAATGAAGGGAACCGGCTCGCATATCATTGGTTCGATCCTGTTATAAAGAACCGGCTTCCGGAACTTGCTGATATCTGTATGCGCTATTTCGATACCATGATTATCGACGCGAGCAAAATATACATAGAAAAATAAAAACAGACCTTATGAACGACCTGAACCGTAGTATAAAAATATTCATCGACGGCACCGAAGCTTCTGCCGGAGTTAAGAAGATAGAAGATGCTATCACGCAATTAGAAAACAAAATATCTTCTCTCGATAAATCAGAATCCGGATATAGCAAGAAATCCAAGACCCTGCAAAAAGAACTGGAAAACAAGCACAAGACCCTAAATACTTACAAGCAAAAAGTCTCGGAGACTGACCGTGTCTTGAAGAATCTCTCCGGAGCAACCTATGACGAATTACTTGCTGTCAGTCAAAACGTCCGTAAAGAACTTCGTGCGGCCGTACCCGATACCGCACAATACAATGCAGCTCTGGAACAAAACAGACGGGTGACCGAAGCCGTATCCAAAGCACAAAAAAATATGCGCGTAGAAGTTGGATGTCAAGCCAGCCCGATAGGGAAAGCAGTGGAAATGTTCAATAAATACGCGGCTGTTGTCACCACCGTCATAGCGGCCGTAACCGGATTAACTCTGAAACTGAATCAACTTCGGGAGAAACGCAACGAACGCGAAGACGCTAAAGCCGATGTAGAAGCATTAACCGGCTTGTCGAAAGACAGCATCGACTGGCTGGAGCAACAAGCAGTCCGCCTCTCTACTCAAATGACAGATTCCGGAATCCGCATCAGGCAATCAGCAACAGAAATCCTTGACGCTTACAAGCTCGTCGGTTCTGCCAAACCGGAGTTATTATCGAACAAGGAAGCATTAGCCGAAGTAACCGAACAAACTCTTATTCTGGCTTCCGCCTCCGGAATGTCATTAAAAGATGCTGTTGACGCCGTTACTCTCTCACTCAATCAATATGGGGACGGTGCTGATCAGGCAGCCCGCTACGCTAATGTCATGGCCGCCGGTTCTAAATACGGTGCTGCCGCCGTTGAATCGGTAACTACCGCAGTCACCAAGTCAGGTGTCGCCGCTTCATCCGCCAACATCCCTATCGAGCAGTTAGTAGGCACTATCGAAACTTTAGCAGAAAAGGGTATCAAAGATGAAATTGCCGGTACCGGCTTAAAGAAATTCTTCCTGACCTTACAGACCGGAGCTGACGAGACCAATCCCAAAATAGTAGGTTTGGAAACCGCACTGGATAACTTGCAGAAAAAGCAACTATCAGCAGCCCAAATCAAAAAAATGTTTGGTGAAGAAGGATATAACGTTGCCTCTGTCCTGATCAACGAGACTGAAAAAGTGAAATACTATACTAAGGCTGTCACCGGTACCAGTGTCGCAATGGAACAAGCAGCCACCAAATCCGATACAGCGGCTGCCAAACTCGCTCAAGCCAAAAACAAAATGAATGAAATGGGAATGGAGCTAATGGAAAAGCTCAATCCTTCAATCATAAGCGTGGTAAACGGCACTGTAAACTGGAGCCGAAAGATTATTGACCTGATAGGATTCATGGTCAAACACTCAAGTACCATTATTACCCTGACTACTGCCATTACAACTTATTATCTTGCAGTAAAAGCAACCGAATTTTATGAGACAAAACTTAGAAATGCCAAACTACTCAACATTGCTACGGACAAAATAGCAGAAACCTGGAGTAAAATTCGTTTAGCTTCTACACTAGCTCTGTCTGCCGCTAAATTTGCATTATCCGGAAACATTAAAATGGCCACAACTGCAATGAGAGCCTTCAATACTGCAACCAAAGGTAATCTAATCGCACTAGTGGCTTCTGCCGTAATCGCAGCAGCTATGGCTTTCTACAAATTCTTTACACGAACATCAGAAGCAGAAGATGCTCTCAACTCTTTTCTTAAAGCATCTAATAAAGAACGAGACGAATTACGCAAGTTGACGGATGCTGCCGGGAAAGCCGGTGACGGCACTCAACGACGCAAGGAGTTGATAGAAGAAATAAATTCTAAATATGGTCAATATCTGACAAACCTGTTAGATGAGAATTCATCTCTAAAAGACATCAAGAAGGCCTATAATGAAATTAATACGGCAATGGAACAAAACATTGCAAAAAAAATACTGAACGAAAGATCCGAAAAAATATCCAGAGATAATATGGATAAAAAAATAGACCAGATGAAGGATGTAAAGGACATCTTGTTGGCAGATCTTCCCGCTTCTCAGGTTAACAAGATTAGCCAAGGTATAGATATAACCACAAAAAAACTCATTGAACAAGGAGAGACAGCCGAATCTATTGCTAAATCTTTATACAATACTATACGTAGAGTATATTACGATAACGGACACCTTTCCACAAATTTAATAGGCGATATAGAAGATTATGCCAAAACAATAAAGAAAGAATATAAAGACATAAAAAAGATACAAGATGAATTTTCTCCCTATCTACCTTCAGAAAGAAGTAACCAACAGTCACAAAGTAATCAATTAGCGGAAGTGGTGGTTACAGCTAATAAACCAGCCTCAAAAAATACTACTACTGATGATGAAAAAAAAAGCCAAGAGAAACTCAAAGAGCAACTTGAAATAGAAAAAAAATTATATACCCAAAAACAAGCCTTCTTAAAAGAGATGTACCTGGAAGGTGGCGATGAAACTCTGCAAACAGAAGAACAACTTCAAAAGGAAATGGAATGCATCCAAATGGAATACCTGGAACGTTCTCTGAAAGCAGCTGGCAGCAAATCTAAAGAAGGTATTGATTTTCAAAATCAAATTAATGATCTGAAGCTTAAAATGCAGAAAGAGCACATTCAAGAACAACTCAACGAAGAAAAAGCTCAATATGAACAACAGCAACAGGATTTAAAAATGTTGTATGCTTCCGGAAAAGATGATAACCTGAATTCCGAGGCTGCATACAATGATGCGATGGAACAACTCACTATCATGCATCTCGAACGAATGCTCTCCCTTACCGGTCTGAATACCGAACAACGAAAGCAAGTAGAGAAACAACTACTTGATTTCAAGGTAAAATGCATGAAGGAAGAACAAGACGCCCACGCCAAAGCCAAAGATGCTGAACAAAAAAAGACTGAAGCCCAGACCCGAAAAGAGCAGCAACAATACCAAGACCGACTTCAAACATACAAGCAATATGGTTCCGAGCTAGGTTCTGCAATGGGCAATCTTATTTCCGGACAGGAAAACGCGATGCAAGGCTTTGCTGATACTATGATTGATATCGTGTTCGATATATTAGGAAAAATAGTTGAAGCAGAAATTGTAAAAGCAACAGCTACAGCAACCGGTGCTGTTGCCAGATCCACAGCGGAAGCCATGGCCATGCCTGACTCGGTAGCCACATTCGGTGCTTCCGGCGCAGCTCGTGCTGCTATCCTCTCCGGATTGATTATGGCAGCACTCGCAACCGCCAAAACAGCCTTAAAAGGATTAGTTGGCGGAAAACATTCATCAGATTCTTCCAGCGATTCAGGCTCCACCCCTACTGATGCCCCCAAGCGTGCAACTGTCAGTGTCTCCCAATGGGCATCCGGCCGGTATGATGTTATCGGGGAAGATGACGGTAAAAGTTACCGGGATATTCCTTATATTGGAAACGCTCCTACCGGAATTGTACGGCGTACCTCTTTAATATCCGAAAATGGTGCAGAGTTAATCATTAATGCTGAAGACCTGGTACGTCTACAAAAACACGTAAACTATCCACTAGTTTTATCAGCAATTGAAGATGCCCGTACCGGACACATTTCCCAAAGAGCTTCAGGTAACTACTCTATAATAGATAAAAACATTCCCGATAGCCAAGAAAAGACAAACACAGGCTATTCTTCTTCTGAATCTGAAAGACTGATCAAAGAAATTGGAATGTTAATCAACACACTCAAAAATCTTAAAGTATACGTCTCACTACGTGACATACGAAAGGCCCAAGAGCTAGACGAAAAGTCAAAGAAACCGTTCACACGTTCAACTAAATAGCAACTAATATGGCATTAAGAATTTCAAACGCATCCGGTACCTTCGATCTATCGAAAGACTTCAGCACGGAAATAGAAGACAGTTCGCCCATTTATAATGAGCGTGGTTCACAAAGTATTGCAGCAACAATACCGGGCACAAAAAACAACTTTCGTTTGAACGGACACATTCAACGAACGGATATCGACTCTGCACCTGTTGCAGATGAACGTGTCACGGTCGCAGACGGGGTGTATCATCGTATCGGGAAAATGAATATCGTCAATACATCAGAAGAAGGCATTACATTTAATGTAGGATTTGGCGAATCCGAATTGTATAGTATCTGGAATGCTGTGTCTTTGCAGTCCATCAAATTACCCGTTTATCAGCCCGAAGGAGGAGTACCTGAACTTATATCCTACATTTTTGAAAACAGACTTAATGATGATTCTCCATTTTGCCTGTTTCCTGTCGCTTTAACCTGCAACCGAAAAACAGAAAATAATACAGATACCGATTATATTGAAATAATTAATAATATTCAGAACGGCTATCTGTGGAAAGCTCGGACCGAAACCTTTATCATCAATGGTGAACCGGTAGAAGTATCTCTGCCTGAAGGATACGGTATCGTACCATTTATGAAAGTTAGGAATATCCTTGAAGCCATATTTTCGACATACGGATATACGGTTGTTGAAAACCCATTCGCCAGTCATCATCAACTGCAACAGCTAGTCGTACTCAACAACGCGGCAGATTGTTGTGTAAAAGGTGTATTAAAATGTGCCAACCTCATGCCGGATTGCACTATTAATGAATTTATGCAAGCACTGTGGTGTCGCTTTGGGTTGCTTTATTTTGTAGACGGTAACACCCGGACAGTTCGATTGAAATTTATACGGGATATACTCAAGTCAAATCCTTCTTCAGATTGGACCTTATTGAAGGCTTCCACACCAACAACCGATTTCGAAGCGCCCCAACAATTAAAGTTATCGGCTTCCACCAATGTTCGCGGACAGATCCCGGAGTGGACGGCTGCACCGGCATCCGAGTCCCTGGACAAATTCCTAAAACCATATCACTATATTGTATCCACCCAGGCACAAGGATACTTAAGATACGATAAGGCATACGGATTTTACTATAAGACAGATAATGTATCCGGACGTTCAGAATTGGTATCCACGGATTTCTTTCCATGGGACCGTGGCGCAGACATGGCATATAAAGAAATTAGTTCTATTGATGAATTTCTACCTGTCTATCTAGAACGTTTCAAAGGAAACTTATATTCCTACTTATATGTACCCCTATATCTTTTCGGAAAAGTACACCGATACACTACGATTTCAAGCTCGGATATCGAATTGTCTGAAAACGTAGATTATCAAACCCCGCTTGCATTTTGTTTCTCCTTCTTTAATAAAGAGTATTCACTCCCGTATGGCTCACAAATTTGCCTGGACGCCTCCGGAAAGCCTGTTCTGAATAAACCTAACGGACAATCTTGTGACATATCACTTCTTTTTGTAGGGAAAAATGGCTTGTTCAACCATTTTTGGAAAGAATACGATGCAATACTTCGCCATGCCAATCATATAATCACAGCCGATATGCATTTATCAGCCCAACAATGCATGAATCCGGATTTCTCGTCTCCTATTCTATTAGATGGCCAACGAATGCTGCCTGATACTATCCGTTATTCATTACCTAAGACTTCATCCTTCCCGGCAAACGTTAAACTCCGAACGACCAAACTACTCAAGCCATTTAACCTGGAGGAAGAACAAACAGTCCCCGTCACTGAACAGAAGTACCAGTGGGCAACATTTGATAACAAGAATTCAGTTGTCGAAGCAGCCGTAAAAGCCCAGAAGGATGCCTGGAGAGAGGAAGCGAATAGAGAGGGCAATAGTTTGTATGATCTGCAATATCAAAATGTTTCCACTGATGCAGCAGATCTCATTGTCAAGGTACCTCTTTCAGTACCTACCGAAGAAGATTATGATAACAAAAGAGAATATTTCATCAGAAAAGTCAATTACAGCTTCGACCTATATTACCGAATTAAAGTTTTTGTAGGTTCATCTCCTAGCGGTCAGATTATCTATGATATAAGCGAGCCAAAGGGAGGAGTGCATTACGACCTGCAATATGATCTATCTGTACGTGCCGAGTTACTATAAAATGTCCTTTACATTTCACCGTATAACATACAATTTTGCAATATGAATACATCAGAGACCATTACAGCGACTATACAATCGAATGACGTGGAAAAGTTAATCAGCGCTTATCAGCAATATACAGGTAACGCATCTGCTACCTCTGACAACCTTTTTTCTTTTCTCTCTCATCCCACAGCAGAGAGAGAAGAATTTCTGCGAGAGTACTGTTCGTGCATATACATCGTGCAAGAAGAAATCGTTTCACCTAATTATCAAGTAATATGAGTCTGACCGCAAACATATCTCCCGCAAATATGGCATTAACCGGCAATCCTATCAAGTTGTCTATTAATAGTAGTTCTCTGGCCACATATATCATTTCAATCGGAAATCAGGAAATCTTTACCGGCAGTGGGGAAGGAAATTTCTTTATCTTCATCCAAGAGATACTTGCCAATGTGGTACAACCGGCACAGTTATATAATGAGTCAGAGGATATTCTGCTTCAGGCAGAAAACTGCTCCAAGAATATTACTATTAATATATCGAACAACGATGGCAATACGCAAACACTCTCTTTGAAGGTTTTTATAGGAGGGGTCAGCAAACGAATATTACGGCATCTCAATGATGAAAACAAAAATGTATTCATCTGGAAGCTGATGAATCCTGAGGGCAATTTTTTCCAAACAACCAGGACCTCAGGAAAGCTTATCACAATTCGCGAAACGGAGTTGCTCCCTATTCCCTTCATTTACCCCGAAGGAGGAATAATCAAAGTCGTTGCCAACAACATAGAAACAACTTTAATTGGAGTAACCGGTCAACCGGTTGCCCTAAACCTATACCGCCTTCGAAAAAAACTATTCGACACTCATCACATATTTGCATCTGTATTTGAAATCTATGTCGGAGAGATTAAATCTTGTACGATTGTCATTACTCCAGGAACAATCAGCCAAGAAAGATATCTCCTGCAATTCCTCAATTCGTATGGTTCTTACGAATTGATTGAAATTACCGGTACTGGTAGTATTCAGCGTGAAGCAGAGCAAGAAAACACATTCAGTACGTATGATGAAGTTATAGACGATTATGTTGAATCATGGGAAAGATTGTCCGGACGTGAATCCATGACCGTCGAATCCGGATACCGCACAAACGATGAACTTATACATTTGATTGACATGCTGTCATCTGATGATATCAAGATCTTAGGGCTAAACGGACGTAACATCAGAGTAAATGTCACTGCCGAGAACCTTACGAGAGCATCACGCGCAACGTCTCCGGAAAGTATAAAACTATCTCTTCGTTTTGCTGATTCAGAACAACGTTATACCAGTTCAATTACCGAGGATGACTTTGGATCGGCACGAATACACACCGAACAGTTCACCCAACAATTCAACTGATATGTCAACACAACAGGAGGTCTTGGACCAAATAATAGACTACATTGATAAAGCTATTCTTAAGAATAGTGTTTCTAATCGTCATGTCGCATCAGCATTATCCTTTTTGAATGAAAGAGTAAAAGGGATCGATGATGGAAAATATATCAGGAAGGACCAACCTGATAGCACCGATTTTCTATTAAGAGCTAACGGAGGTTTGGTTGTCCGCTCTGATAAAACACTATCAGAATTACAATCTCAAATATCCGATTCGTTATCAGAGTTGGATAAAGACTCTATCACAGAACTTGGAGATGAGGGTTCATTATCTACTGCATTACTCGAATTACCTGTAAACGAGGGAATAACCGGCACTTTAGGCGGATTGGACAATGTATCAGATAGAGCAGATGATATTGACGCCCAAGACGTAGTACTTGTTAAGCAGAAAGGCGGAATTCTATGGGAAACGATCGGAATGGACAAAATGAAGGGTAAAGACGGCGTGATTGTTTATCCAACAATGGGCATCAATGTACGCACAGGACACTTGATTTTAAGTGTACCGACGAATAATTATGAGAATCAATTCAAAGTAACTAATGGACACCTAATATTGCAGCAAAATGGCTAATGATATAGATTTAGGCAAGATATCCATCACTCCCAGAGGAGACTGGAACGATAAGACAGAAGTTGAATATAATGATATTTGGCGTTATAAAAATGCCAAATATTTGGCTTTACAAGATTCAACCGGTGTAGTCCCGGCAGATGACGGGGTATATTGGTACGAACTTTCGTCTCAAGGAAAAAGCGCGTATCAGCAGGCAGTCGACAATGGCTTTCCCGGCAGCGAAGAAGAATGGCTTCAATCGTTGAAACAACCGGCGTTGGATGGCGCAGCACGGGCAGATGCTGCGGTAGCTAATATGGATAAACGGTTCCCGGATGAAATATCGAAGATTCAGAGCTCTTTATATAACCAGTTAAGTTCGGATTTAAACGACAAGGTCGTCAAACCTCTTGTTATTTCCGGTACCGAACAATTGGCCGGTCAATATAAGATGAATGGAGAAGTAATAGATATCTATGAAAGATCAGTATCTTTATCCAACTTGCCAAAGGCTGCCGGAGAAACGAAAGATTATGTGATTGCGGATGAGCCTCTAGGGTTTGGGACGTATGTTAACGTAGAATCATTCGTTGCTTCAACCGGAAAAGGATTGAATAAGGAGTTTTTCAATTTCAATTATGACATTACACGGTTTTACATTAATTCTCAATTGCAGACGTGTGTTGTGCTGAAATGCAGGAATACGGTATCTGAAGAGGTAAACGGTCTGATGCACATTCAATATTGCAAATTCCGGGGTGATGTGGTTGAGTTTGATATTACGCTTCCAAGCTCAGTTAATAAGGAGGCTATTTCGTTGGAGATTCCACCTTTGAAGTATAATAAGAAGATGGTATTTAGCTATATCACGGACGATAGCTATGCTATATACCAGTATATATTTTCGCTGATTAATAAAAGATATATAGCTAAAAGATTTAAATTGCCTGATGATAGGATTCTTACATGGCATTTGGGTATGCAGGGTGACCCGCAGATAGAGCAGTATGTTTCTGACGCTTATTATCCGGAAAAACCCGCACAATGTACTGATGGTGCCGGGATAAAGAAAAGATATGCAACTACTGTTGCTACTTGGCCGGATAAATTAAAAAACCAATACATAGGCCAGGATTTCGGTTATTTTCTACCGTGGATGTCAGAAAAGGAGTTTAAACTTTTTTTTGACTTCGGGTTCATGGTAGCCTATCACGATTTGATAGGCTATGATACTGCTACTACCGACACACAGGCAAAATTTGATAAATGTGTCGAGGACTCGGTCGCACTTTTCAAGGAGTACATAGGCATTACCCCAAAATTAATGGTGGAACCGAATGGCGACCACAAATATATAACTTTCAGCCGGGTTAATGACAACATTCAGGTCATTACTGCGCAGGGAGGAGACCCCAGTATTAAAAAAGTTTATCCATTCAGTCCCGATTTTACTTTAAGCAAAAATAATGTAACAATTCAGAGATTATTCGCTTACGGAGATGATATGGTATACGATAATGATAATCCTCAATATGCGCAGGATTTACTTGATATTCTATCCGGATTTAATGCAACAGAAAACAAGGAATCGATCTACTGGTTGATAGGTTCCACACACAGAGGATCGCACTGGGAATCGGTATTCATTAAGAATCTGCATCGATTGTATGGAGATATCGGCTTAGACAATCTATGGTTCCCTACTTTAGATGAATTCTTTGAATATTGGTATATGAGGGAAAACACGCTGTCTGTTAAGACTGTGACGGAAACGGGGGTACATTACAGGATGTATGTGCCGAAGGGCGCCAATTTCTTTTTCAGGGACTTGTCCGTACTCATATCAGGTGTTCCGTCACTGGAAGGGGTGTCTGTCACATCGGGGGACAATGTGTATGGAACATCATTCGCTATGAATGACGGCAGGCTGCTGGTTAACCTTGACTTCAACCCGTTGTTGTTGGAACGGGTGAACAAGTATGTGGAATCATTTGAGGCAGATTATAATGCGGAGTATGCGTATGATGACGCTTATTATTTTGTTCAGATGTTGAAACCGGGATTGAAGGAGCCGTATTTGGCAAGAATCAATAAATGGGTGTCACCGCCTGTACTTGAATCGTTTGTGATCAACTCCGGGCAGGAATTCACTCAAGACCGGAATGTTATACTAAACATTACCTACAGCGGTCAGGCTCCGTCCCATTATATGGTTTCAGAGGATATGTCGTTTACAGGAGCCTCATGGATTGAATATGTGGAAAAACCGACATTCAAGTTGTCCTCCGGATTCAATGCTAAAACCGTTTATGTGAAGCTAAAGAATGCGTATGGGGAAACCGGAGTATTATCAGCCGGTATAACTCTGCTTGAGCCGACATTGACTCTGAAAGGCATCACGATAGATAACGGAGCAGCTTCGGCGATACAGAGAAATGTAAATGTAACATTTGACTACCTCGGATATCCAACTCATTACATGGTTTCGGAAAATTCATCGTTTGCGGGAGCATCATGGGTGGAATTCACTGAAAATCCGATAGTGCAACTATCCGCATCTTATGGAAACAAAATACTGTATGCAAAATTGAAAAATGCCACTACTGAAACGGTATCCAGATCAGCCGCCATCGAGTTGATAGATGCTGTTACGGCACGGTTGGACAGTATTACTGTCAACAATGGGGATGCCAGCACAGATTCCGGTATTGTATCGGTTAAATTTGAGACGTTGAATACCATCACCAAATACAAGATCGGCCAACAGGCGGATTTGTCTGATTGTACAGACTGGATTGTGTGGGGCGGTTCGACAGTTCAATATGACTCAAAAATAGTGGATGGTAATTTGACAGTATATGCGCAGGTCGGAAATGAGACGACAGAATCTTCGATCAAGTCTGATTCTATACAGGTAGTGCAACCCGTTGGCCTGACAAGCATAACACTGGCGGAAGGGAAAGATTCTTTTGCCGGCTATACCGTACCTGTTTCATTTGAAATCAGTCAGGGAACTCCAACGCATTACAGATTGGCGGAAACGTCAGCAGGCTTGGCGTCTGCTGCATGGGAAGCATGGAAAGATAATATTGTTTACGAATTTGCAACTTCTGGAGCTAAAACTTTGTATGGACAGTTGAAGAATGAAGTTTCTGAATCAAGCGTTGGCAGCGATTCCGTAACTCTTACAGAATCGCCTGTCATAATATTACTGGCAAACATACCATCGGCAGGGAATGTGGATGGCGTCGGCTTTGTCCAGCCTATAAACTCCGGTAATGCGGCTGTGGATCTAAAAGATATTCAGGGAAACAACGTTGGAACCTTGACAGGTAGATATATACCATATAACAAAGCTGATTATGCAGCTATGGGAGCAAAGTTGTCCAAGGATGTCCTAGGCGGAACAGGCGCTCCTGTTTATTGGCAAGGGGTGACATTAGGAGCGGAAGTACAATATCCCAACTCAATGATTTGGGATGGCTCTACCAAAAATATCGTTGTTCCCACACGTGGTAATTTCACTTCTTACACGGCTGAAATTCAAAGTGTCGTAATATTAAAGGGGTTAACTCCGGGTAACTATAAGGTCAGACTTTTATTATCAGACAAAAATTCTGTACCCAATACCCAACCTTGGAATTTATACGTTCAAAATGCTGTGCAACAAGTATTAGCATCCGACTTGTCTACTAAAGTAATCAACAATAATTCTGATTGGTATACATTCGACGATGTAGCAGTGGATTCAGATGGTTATCTGTTAGTTGCCCAAGGTTATAATAACGATCCTTCAGCAGAACCCGGTTACTCCAGAATATCCCCAATCTGTATAGTCGAAGTTACAAAACTATCTTAATATTATAATATGGCAGGATTATCCAGTTCGGCAATTGTCGGATTTATCTCATCCGGAATAAAGATGGGTGAGAAAATCGTAGAATTCTTTTTATCCGGTTTTTCGGGTTATGGTTGGAAAATTTGGGAATATGTCAAGGGCAAGTGGATGCTTGAAATTGACGCTATCCGTGTACGTGGACAGTTCACGGTGTTTGAGTTGCTGATATCCAAGATACGCGCTATTATCGGGGCGCAGGCCATCACGCAAGGATGCGGAAAAATAAAGACCGCTGAATTGTCGGAAGACGGCCTGTATTATCTTATCACGATTGAGGATAAGGATATGAGCTTTGTGGAGCATGACTTTATCCGCTATAAGGAATTTACGGGAAATCAGAAGTCTTATCATGTAGAGATAGAGTCCGTTGCTGACGGGGTTATCCGTATCCCGGTCAGCGAGTTTGAAACGGTGGCGGATGAATCGGGGCACGTGTCGGTCTCTAATCCCCCTTCCGTTGGGGACGACATAGTGCAATTTGGTAACAGTTCATACGAAACACAGTACGCAGGAAGGCATTCCGCTATCTATATGCACGCTGATGAAAATGCACAGCCTGCCATTGACGTGCTGGCCGGTATTTATTCAAAGGACTGGAGCAACTGCCTGAAGGTTCGTGTGGGCGGTGATATACCGGGAACGAATGGATTGAAAGGATTCTATTGCGTCAACGGTATGCTGAAAGGTGTAGACGATGACGGGACAATCCTGTACCAGTTCAATCCCGACAGTTCCGGATTCATTGCAAAAGGCAATATCAGATGGGACAAGGAAGGCAACGGTGACATATTCAACAGGGCTATATATTGGGACACTGACGGTTTCCATTTCGGAAGCGGCGTGAAACTTACTTGGGATAACTTGGATAGTGAAGTAAAAAGGAACCTGAAAGGCGAACCTGGGAAAGACGGTAGCAGTCTTGTATATAAAGGCGAGTTCACTTCTCATCCCTCCAATCCTCAGAACGGCTGGTATTACCGCAATACATCCGACAAGAAGAACTATGTCTATCAAGATAATGCTTGGTATGTAATGACCGTTGACGGTGAGGATGGCCTGGACGGAATTAACGGTAATGACGGAAAGGATGGTCTGGACATTGTATGGAAAGGTGACTTGTCTACCGCTCCAGCTGACCCTGTAAAAAACTGGGTGTATCGTGACACTGACGACGGGCGTGTCTACATCTATAACGGCACAGCTTGGGAATTAATGGTGGCAGATGGTAATGACGGAATTAACGGTACAGACGGTAAGGATGGTATGAGAGTTTACATAACCTATCATGACAGCGAAACCGAACCTGCCGTTCCTACAGGGAATGGTACAACCGAAGGTTGGCATACAAATTCAACGGCATCCGTCGTTTGGATTTCACAGAAGGTGGCAGAAAGTGCAGATTCAGGTGAATGGGGCACTCCTATCAGATTCAGAGGAAAAGACGGTCAAGATGCGAACCTTCTTCCGTGGATTGAGGAATGGAACAATAATAAGACGGAAATAGGAGGTGAGTATATGGTGTCTCCCAAGATGTTTTCCGGCACAAAAGACAGTAACGGGAAGCTGACAGGCGTCGCTATGGGACGTGATTGTCTCACCGGAGCTGACGGGACGAAGCGTACCGGGATATTCGCATTGGTTGATGATGAAGTAGTGTTCGAGCTTGATCCAGTCAATAAAAAGTACAAATTCAAAGGAGAGGTGTTCGCGAATAAGGGAACTTTTACTGGAACGGTAAATGCAAATGACGGCGTTATTGGTGGTTTTGAAATTGAAGGATCCGGGCTTAAAAACATTAGCGGACGAGATGCCATAATTTCCGTCCAAACGGATTTTGGTGATCATCAAAGGCAAGCGGCACTTGGAAACACATTGTCCGCCATGGTCGGATTCGACGTGTCTGCTTATATGTCCGCTACAGGAAATTGGAACTCTTTCAACAGGGCACTCATGCTTCGCGCCAGTGGTAGTACGATGAGAAAGGATATGATGTTTGGGGGGTATTGTAATTTATGCATTGACGCTATTGGTGGCGTTGACTGGAAAATGGACAAGAACGACCATTGGAGTATGCCCGGAGTCCTTGGTTTTGTTGCTGTTGAAAGAGATTTAAATTCTGTCCAAAGGTGGGGTGACGGAATGATAATATCACGCATACAACGCACAAGTACCGGACAATATACCTTATATCACTCACAAGGGCATACTGATTATATTGTAATTGTACAAACGACTCCCTGGGCAGTCGATGGCGATCGTTGGACTATAGGTATAGAGTGTGGACGGTACAATGATCATTTTAATATACAGACACTTGATGCCAATAAGGGGCTTATGAATATAGATTTTCGAGTTGTTGTAATAGGACGCCCCGCCGATTAATACTTTTCTGCAATTGGTTATCAGTTACCTATAAAAGAAAATGAACTTTCCCAAAGTACGAAGAAAATGGAGTAAAAGAAAGCCGTCCTGTTCATCACGAGTAAGACGGCTGCACACAAATATAACAAAGGAGATATCCCCTTTGTGCAGCAAAGGTAGTATTAATATTTAAAAGCGGAAAGGAAAAATGGAAACTATTGATTCAATTATCATTCACTGTTCGGCCACGCGCGCCGGGCAAAATCTCAAAGCAAAAGACATCGACCGAATGCATCGTGCTCGCAACTTCGACATGATAGGCTATCATTTCGTTATCGACTTAGATGGTACTATCGAAAAAGGAAGGCCACTCAGCATGATAGGTGCTCATTGTAATACAAAAGGCTCTTCTGGAATGTCATATAACAAACATAGTATTGGCGTATGCTATATCGGAGGACTAAATGTCAACGGTGAACCTGCAGACACACGTACTCCAGCACAAAAGATTGCACTCGTGGAATTAGTATCCCGACTCAAAAAACAGTTCAATATTATAGAAGTACTCGGACATCGGGATACATCTCCGGATTTGAACGATAATGGTATCGTAGAGCCTAGCGAATGGATTAAATCCTGCCCCTGTTTCGATGCTGCTATTGAATTCGGATATACTCCAACTGTTGTTATACGGCCATAAATAGTACGGGCGCACAGTTCTTCGTACAATTTAGTACAAAAAAGTGCGTCCATTATTCTTTGATTATCAGTACAATAAGCAATTCCCGTACAAAAGTACAATTTAAAAGGTAAAACAGTTAAAGCACTGTACCCCTTCCTGCTTGCTCTCATTCAATACATGAGCATATACCAATGTTTCACGCAAGTCGGAATGGCCAAGAATTTCTTTTAACGAAGTGATATCTTTAGTTTTCCGCAAAAAGATTGTGGCGAAAGTATGTCTCCCTACTTTATGAGTAACATTTTTTTTGATACAGGCAATAGCAGCTATTTCTTTCAAAAACCTGTTCATAGTCTGGTCGGACGGCAACTTTTCAAAGAGCGGTCCTTTCTTCCTGGTCCCACATATATTTCTCAATAACTGCCGGAGAGGGTCTGAAATCGGCACCTGAATTGGAAATGGCTTTCTATTTTTCAGTTTTATTCGAAAGTAGGTAAATGTATCATCCGTAAACTGTTCTAAGGACAATTTTTTAGCATCACCAATGTGCAGAGAACTGAAACATAAAAAAAGAAAAAATTCAAGAGCTTTATGATATTTATAATCCAGTTCTCCATTAATATAGATTCCCATTAGTGTTTGGAGTTCATCCTCACTCAGATATTCACCTGAAGGCAACCCCTTTTTTATCTTCCAGCTCCTAAAAGGATTGTCGTCCATATAACCGGCATTATGAGCGGCCGTAACATATTTTTTGATAGTGGCCATGTTTTTAAACGCAGTATTCAGATTGTTATCAAGATCATGCATCAGATAAGAGAAGTACCCATCAAGCCATTCATTCGTAATGTCATCAAAATGCAAATCCTGATTATACTCCTTTAACTTCTTTATAACAGATAGGTTAGTTTTAAAAGTAGAATATTCCAATTTCAATGATTCTTTTTTTTGATACTCACTAACGAACTCAAAAAAAGTTTTATAATCGTCCGGACGGTTGTAAGCCTTGAGAAAAGATGCACGAGTGAGTTTTCTGTCGCGAAGTCGATATTTCACAATCACATTGTTTATCCTTGCCAAAATATTTTCAATGATCAAGTTTTTGTCATTAGCTGATTTATCCCCAAGACCAACACATTTCTTCTTGTCATTCCAGTTTTTGATATCAACTGATACTTTCGTAGAAAAGTTTACTTTTTCACGATTGAGATAAAAAGACAACCAAACGACTCCAGATGTTGGCTCGCTTCCGTATTTTCTCAGATATATATTTATCGTTACCAT